ATCTTTTGGGGCGATTTGATTTTTTGGTGGGACGATGTATATGTTGTTCAGATTACAGGGGATTTTAGATGGCAAACCCACGCGGACGCCCAAAGGGCGGGATCATGACGCAGGAAGAGAAGGCACACATATGCGAGCAGATCGCTGTCGGCAGGCCTGTCTCTGAAATCGTTTTGGATGATGAGATCAATGTATCCGTGAAGACGATCAACACGGAATTGCATCGAGATCCGTATTTTCTTACAAATTACGCCCGCGCGCGTGAGGCAGCGATCGAGCCAAATCAAGAGGAAATCGAGGATATTCTTGTTGGTCGTGGCAAGTGGAAGGATGTCGCGTGGGACGCTCGCAAGGAGCTGGCGAACCATCGCAGGTGGAGCGCGATCAGGCTGCAGCGGTTCCGCTATGGCGATAAGATTGATCTGAATGCCAATTTGAAGGTCGTCGAGGGCCATGTGATCGATGCTGAAGTGCTGGATATCGACCAGCTCGAAGCCGTCCGCGAGGCACTTGTGGCGGCAATTGAATATCAACCAGAGGATGAAAATGATGAGCAGTGACTTGATGGCGCGCGGCAAAGAGCTGCATCGACTTTATTGGAGTACGATCACGAAAGCTTTCCAGCCTGAGTTTGACAAGCAAGAGAAGCGCGAGCGCCTCGCTTGGTATCATGTGGCATGTTCCGAATCAGATCGCCTGCATAAGCAGCGCGAGGCGTACGAGATCGCGATCGGCATCATGAAGCAGGATGCTGCGACGATGGTCTCGCGCAAGCATTACAATGACGCGATCAAGAGCCTGTCGGCGTGTCAGATCACGATCGAGGCGCTCATGATGGAGTTGCGCCGGCTCGATGCACGCAGCGAAAAGGCTGCCGATGCGTCGGTCGTTCTGGGCCTTCTGGAGGCCATCATCATGTTCAACCCAGACATGCAGACCGACGACTGGAAAGAGCAGGACAAGATTAAGCGCGCCGAGATCGAGGCAGAGCGCCGCGAGCGGGTGAAAAGTAAGATGTGGGGATGGAATAGTTGAGCTTTCTCATTCTCGATGGTCAGAAGGTAAACGTCGAGGCGTCCCGTTTCGCAGTCGATAAGCGCCTGTGCGAGCTGTCTTTCGTGGAGTTTATCAAGCAGGCTTGGCACGTCGTCGAGCCTGGCCAAGAATACCTGCACAACTGGCACATCGATGCGATCGCGATGCACTTGGAGGCGATTTCCGACGGCGCGATGATCGACGACGAGAAATACTACTCGCGCCTGCTGATCAACGTCCCGCCTGGCGCGATGAAGTCCCTGCTCTGCAACGTCTTCTGGCCGTCGTGGGAATGGGGGCCGCGAGACATGCCCTACATGCGGTATGTCTGCGCCTCGCACGCGATGCCGCTCGCCATCCGCGATTCGGTGAAGATGCGCCGGCTTGTATCGTCCGACTGGTATCAAGAGCGGTGGGGCGATCGCGTTACGATCACCGGCGACCAGAACGAGAAGATCAAATACGAAACCACCGCGACAGGCTTCCGGCAGGCCGTCGCCTTCGAAGGCATGACCGGCGCGCGTGGCGATCGCGTCATCATCGACGACCCGCACTCTGTCGCGTCGGCCTCGTCCGAGCAGAAGCGCGCGACCACGATCGAGACGTTCGAGCAGGCCGTCCCGACCCGCCTCAACAACCCCGATCGATCGGCTATTATCGTCATTATGCAGCGCCTGCACGAGGAAGACGTCTCAGGCATCATCATCGAGAAGCAGCTCGGTTATGACCACATCATGATCCCGATGGAGTACGACCCCGATCGCGCCGCCCCAACGATGCTTGGCTGGGAAGATCCCCGCACCGTCAAGGGACAGCTGATGTTCCCCGCCCGCTTCCCGAAGCACGTCGTCGAGCGCGACAAGAAGATTATGGGGACATACGCCGCGTCCGGCCAATTCCAGCAGCTGCCGACGCCCGAAGACGGCGGTATCATCAAGCGCAAGCATTGGCGCCTGTGGGACGAACCAAACTACCCGCCGTTCGATTACATCATCGCCTCGCTCGACACCGCCTACACCGAGAAGACCGAGAACGATCCGTCCGCCCTCACCGTCTGGGGCGTCTGGACCGACGACCCAAAGACGCACGCGACCCGCATGCTCGGCAAGGATGGCCGGCTCAACCAGATCGTCCGCACGTACGACGAGAAGGAAGTCCCGCCCCGCATCATGCTGATGCACGCGTGGCAGGAACACCTAGAGATGCCTGAGCTGGTTCAGAAGGTCAGTGAGACCTGCCTGCGGTGGAAGGTGTCCCGCCTGCTGATCGAAAACAAATCCGTTGGGATGCCAGTTGCGCGCGAGCTAAGAAGGATGTATTCAGGTAAGAACTTTGGCGTTCAGCTCGAAGAGCCTGGCTCGATCGACAAGATGTCCCGCCTCTATTCGGTGCAGCATCTGTTCGAGGAGGGTCTGGTCTACTGCCCCGACAAGGCATGGGCCGACGAGGTGATTAGCCAATGCATGCGCTTTCCGAAGGCTAGGCACGACGATCTCGTCGATACGGTCTCGATGGCAATGCGCTACCTACGCCGTTCAGGCTTCATCCTAAGGGATGAAGAGGTTCAGGCAGACTACCAAGACAGCCGGCATCACGTCGGCGCTGCGCCTGCTCCTCTTTACGGGATTTGATTATGAACGATGACTTCGAAGTCGAGATTGAAGAAGACAGCCCGACGACCGAAGTGGACGAGCATGGCAATATCATGTCGATCCAATTACCAGATGGATCGATCCAATTTTCTTTAGACGGCTCGCCGATCGAGAAGGCGCAGAAGTCCGCGAAGAGCGGGCGTTGGTTTGACAATCTTGTCGAAGACATCGATCAGGCCGAGCTTGGCCGCATCGCCGAAGACCTTATGAAGGGCATCGAGAGTGACCTCAAGTCCCGACAAGAGTGGATCGAAGATCGGGCGCAAGGTATTAAACTTCTTGGCCTCAAGGTGGAAATTCCCGGCTTGGCTGGAGCTGCGGATGGCGCTCCCGTCGAGGGCATGTCTCGCGTACGGCACCCACTCCTGCTGGAAGCGGTGCTACGCTTTCAGGCTAACGCTCGGAGTGAGCTACTGCCAACAGACGGACCAGTAAAGATCCGCGAAGACAATAACAACGCGACGGACGATAGCGACGCGCTCGCAAACGACCTCGAAAACGACCTCAATCACTACCTGACCAGTACCGCGAAAGAGTACTACCCAGACACCGATCGCATGCTGCTCATGCTCGGCTTCGGTGGTACGGCGTTCAAGAAGGTCTATTTTTGCCCGCTCCGCAATCGGCCCGTATCGGAATCGGTCGACGCTGACGACCTCATCGTCAACAACTCGGCCACAGATCTCTATAATGCGAGCCGTATCACGCACCGCCTGTACATGAAGCCGTCCACCGTCAAGCGGATGCAGCTGATCGGCGTCTATCGCGATGTGGAGCTTTCGAACGCAAAGCAGATCAAGCTTGACGCCGCGCAGCGCGAGAAGAAGGCGCAGCAGGGCATCTCTGACGGCGCGGACAACCCAGAAGACCGTGATCGCGAGATCTATGAGTGTTACTGCGAGCTTGAGATCAAGGGCTTTGAACACCGCCGCAAGGGCGCCGAGACCGGCCTTGAGATCCCGTACCGCGTGACCATCGACGTCTCGACGAAAGAGATCCTCTCAATCGTCCGCAATTACGACGAGGACACAAGGGATCTGCCTGAGCCGCGCCAGAACTTTGTGAAATACACATTCGTGCCTGGCATGGGGTTCTATGATCTCGGACTTCTTCACATTTTAGGGAATACAACGAACGCGCTCACTGCCGCGTGGCGCGAAATGCTCGACGCCGGCATGTATGCCAACTTCCCAGGCTTTTTGTACTCCGACGCCGGTGCGCGTCAGAACACTAACATCTTCCGCATTCCGCCTGGCGGTGGCGCATTGATCAAGACTGGTGGCGCGCCGATCCAAGACGCCGTCATGCCGCTCCCGTATAAGGATGTGGGGCCAGGCTTGATGCAGCTCGTCGATAACATCGGCCAGACAGGCATGCGTGTCGGCGGGACATCCGAGCAGGCAGTCGGCGAAGGCAAGCAGGACGCTCCGGTCGGCACGACATTGGCTCTGATCGATCAGGCGACCAAGATCCTGTCGTCGGTTCACAAGCGCATGCACAACGCGCAGTCGGAAGAGTTTGCTCTTCTGGTGCAGTGCTTCAAAGAAAATCCTGATTCGTTCTGGCAGAAGAACCGCCGTCCGGCCCGCAAGTGGGACGAAGAGACGTTTATCCGTGCCGTCAATCAAGTGGATCTCGTGCCGCAGGCCGATCCGAATACAGCGAGCCAGACGCAGCGCCTGATGAAGGTGATGGCGTTGAAACAGCTCCAGTCGGCCAATCCTGCGCTCTATGATCCGATCGCAGTCGATCGCGTATCGATGCAGGCTATCGGTTGGTCGAACCCTGAGCAATTTATGGTCCCACCGGAATCAATCGGCAAGGAACAGAACCCTGACGCTATAGCAAAGATGGCTCAGCTGCAGATCCAGAAGCAGGACAGCGACACGAAACTCATGCTCGCAAAGGCGAAGGTTGCGCTTGATGGTGCCAAACTCCATATGGACAACAACAAGGCAAGCCTTGAGGCGCACAAGACATTTGGCGAGGGCGGCGTGGTGCCTCCTTCTGAGAAGTCAGACCACGAGAAGCACGTTGACGGCATCGACCTCATCATCAAGGAAAAGCTTGCTGACGCGAAGATTGCCGAGACACGGTTGAAGGCCGCAGAGCTGGCGCAGAGGGCGCAAAACGACAAGGTCAATGCCGCGCTAAAGCAGGAAGACATGAAGGTGAAGGAGCAGATCCAGATGATCGATCTGGCTCAGAACATTGCCGTGCATCCTGAGAGCGACGCAGCCGTGCATAACTTGCTCGGCGACGTGATCCCACAAGTCACTAAGGGTAACAAATAATGGACGATACGCTCCGCAAGCTCGCGCATTCGGTAACAGTTATTCGCCATCTTCAACGTGGCGGCAATGTCGATCGGACAAAAATGTCCCATAAGGACGTGACAAAGCGCGTACCTGAATTGACAGAAGGCGCGCAGAAGCTTGCTTCGGGTGAGATTTCCAAACTTGATTATGACGCTTTGGTCAATAGGCATAAGCCGATCACGCCATATGAGAGCGTCCCTCGCCCTGCGACATACGAAGAAATGCATGCCGCTCTGAAAGAAAATCAGAAGCCGCTTTTGGGCAAGACCGAAGACATTCCAGAAGGAACGCCTGTCGGCAATCGCCTCGATATTCCTGCGTATGTCAATCATCAAACATGGATACCGACAACGCACGAGCAGGAAGCTGGTTTTAAGGCGGGTAAGGTTTTGGGACACAATAGCGTCTCGCATGTAACCGATGCAGTGTTCGGTGTTCATGAACCAGCCGCTGTCAATTTTTCGCAGGGAAATACAAACAAAGGAACTTGGGCAGTCATCAAGGGCAATCACGTCAAGACGACGCCTGAAGAAGCGCGCGCGCTTGCTGTCGAGGCTATGCACCATCCTGAGTGGGTGCAGGTTGGCATGGACCCTGAGCGCCATTCGTATTTTTATGATCGCCATACGACGCAACCGATCGTGTCAGCCGCTCGCGTGCTGCAGGTTGGACCGCTCGTCCTCGCGCATAAGCCTGTATACGGCAAGAAAGAAGACTTTGCTTTTAAGGATGGGGGCGACGTCGAAGCTTACGCCGACCCCAAGTCCAAGCACATTCAAGATTGGAATTGGCGTCCGCTTGAAGACGTGCAGAGCCAGCTCGGCCTGACCGAGATCCCTTCGCACGTTCATGAATTTGGTAAATTCATGGACCGCACCGCAGAAAAAGCCTCTAAAGAAGGCTTGACGCCGCGCGACCTGATCAAGGCGTACACAATCACGCGCGCATCAATCCAACGCAAGGCAGCATTTGCCGAAAAGCTTCGCAAAGCCGGAATGATTTTGCCTGACGATGTCGGCGAAATGGTACGCCCAGAAGGCGCGTTTGGTCATTGGCTGCACAGTCCTGCCGGCCAAGCATACCTCGATGCAGCGCAAAATGGGCAAATCCATGAGCGCGCGATCGCTGACGCGGTGCAGCGCATGGCTCCGTTTGGTCGGCACGAGACAGATATTCCCGATTCATTGCGCTGGGCTGCAAAAAATCTTCCTGATAAAGCCGCAGCGGTGTCGCACTTGGTTGCTGCAGGGCGTGAAAACGCCAGCACGCCGCAAGAGTGGCGTGATTTTGTCACGAATATTCGCGGTATCGGCCCATCAAAGGCTGGCTTTGTAGCGTCCCTTATGGGTCGCGGCGATCAGCCGACGCTCGATGCCCGTCAGATCATCTTGCATACAGGCAAACCATCGAAAGAAGCTGCTCCGCACATCGCCCGCAAGGGCGGCGCAGGCGGAAACGAGGCTGTCGAACGCCTTGCTGCGCGTCAGACTGCTATGAATTTGAAGACACCTAAGGGCATGGAGCCGTATTACCAGCATCTTACGCACCACGCTGTGTGGGACAAGGCCGGCAACGAAGAGACGACGCACCAAGACGTGATTGACGCGATGCAGCACGCTGCGCGCGGCGGTACGATTATGGATCACCCTCTCGCAATTGTCATGCATGGCCTGCACCCAGAAGGTTATGGTAAAGGCGGTAAAATCGGCCACAATCAAGGCCCAGCCCTAGAAGACAATCCGCGTTTCCGTGAATTGATGTCGAAGATCCTCGACCCACGTAACCCAGAACATTTTGAAGCCGCAAAGAAGATCGCCGAAAATTACGGCGTCAACGATCTTTCGTATTCGAAATTCAAAAAGCAGCCGATTTTGCCGTCGCAAGTGACGACGCAGATTAGCGACATTGCAGGCGCTACTCCGGTACCTGAAAACAGGATGAGCTGGCACGACTTTTATCGCATTGGCAAGGGCGGTGTTCTGTTTACGCTTGGTGGCGATCGCTCCAATCTTGGCCGTTTGACGCACATCAACGGCGTGAAGCTTGGGTGGCCTGTCGATTTGCATGCCGGCACCAAATATCAACGCGAACCAAATGCAGGCGCCGGCTGGGC